TGGTTGGTTGCAATAATTCCTACATTGTAAGCACCAATCATATTAACTGTGTTACGAACAAGAGCAGTTAGTTGTTTTGGTTTACGACCTAAATCACCTTTTAAATCACCCTTATCAAATTGATCAACATCAGTAGGGGTTAATAACATACCCAATGAGTCAATTACAAAAATAACTTTAGGTCTTTCTTCCTCTGACATTGCTTTGTAATCTGCCATAAATGTTGATATTGTTTTTGCAACATCATCAATCATAGACATACTGAGTTTTAATAGTTTATCTTCATCAGTTGAAACACCAAGAGCATGTAACCATGCTTCGTCTAGTGCATTTTCCGAATCAATAAGAACAACAAAGATACCCTGTTGTTGTGCATTTTTAACGATATTACCAGACGCAATATACGATTTACCAGCACCAGATTCACCGGCAAGTACGGTTACTTTTCCGAGTGGAACTCCTTTATTAAAGTCACCACTTATTAGATAGTTCAACGCATAATTTCCAGTACTAATCCAATCTGTTGGATCGTTGAATCCGATACTTAATCCATCTATTGACTTTGTTATATTTTTTCTAAATTTACTAACATCAAAGGGTTTTGGCATTTCTTACTCCTTACTTTTTTATATTGTTTATCTTATTATGTATGTACCATAATATTTTTTTGATACTCTCCACTAAAATAATGAGAATAATTAAATTCTATAGTTTCTTTTTCCATTTCGTATAAATCATTTAACTCATTAATTGAAAGGAATTGAAACCTTGTAATAGAATCCAACAGTTTTATTAATCTCTTTACTGGATTTAATATTTCATCAAATGAGTAATCGAAAACTTTGTCATAAAGTCTGAATCCATACATACGGACAAGTTGTTTATGCCAATTTGGTTGGGCATATGACAAAAATAATCCTCTGGTTACTACACTGTATAAAAACTTTTCAGTAATAAATGGATAGTAACTTGTAGCCATAGTTTCTGATACTATATTAAGGAAACTTTTGGTGATTATATTTTCTATGTTAAAAATATTTTTATCGTGATCAAATTTAAAATCTTCGTTGTACCCAAATGAGAAATTATTTTTATTAAATTCATCATCGTTTAAGAAAAACTTTTCATACAATCTTACTTCTTTTTCGTCTAGGTAAAAATTATTTAAATGTGATGTTACTTCATCATTATTCGTTGTGAAGTTTTTACTACAATATGTTTTATTAAATAATCCTTGATTGTTTAAAATTGATGTCAATAATTGTCTACTGACGTGTTTTGCACCGTTGAAACAACTTATAAAATTCTCGAATTTATTTTCAGGATGCATTGTGTAACTTCGTAAATCATTCAGATATTCTTCGAAATATAATTTGAATTCTAGATTTTTGTACTTTACTTTAATGGAATCATCAAACAAATAGTTTGTGTAAACCTCACCTATTAAATTTTTAGATTCAGCATAGTCATCTAGAATTTTAAAATAGTCATTATTTAATTGGATATCGAATCCACCAAGATGATCTTCCAACAATATTGGAAATGTTATATCTTCTGGAATTTTTTCATATGTAAAAATTTTTAACATAGATTAATTTTATATTAAACTCTTTTTTTTAAAGTTTCCAAATAACCTTTTGACATATAATGGTCATAATTAAATTCAACTATTTCTTTTTCCATTTCGTATAAATCTTTCCAATCATCTATGGACAATCTTGCAAACTTATTAATTTCAGAAAGTAACATTACTGACCGCTCTAATGGATCATTAATCGAATCAAACGAGTAATCGAAAATATCAAATAATTTAAATCCATAGTATTTTTCTATAAACTTATGCCAATTTGGTTGGCCATATGTCAAGAATAATCCTCTGGTTACTATACTATATAAAAACTTTTCAGTAATAAATGGATAATATGAGTGAGAATAGGACTCACTGACTAGATGTAAAAATGATGTTGTCAGTGTTTTTTCTAATTCGTATATATTGTTACGTATTTTTTCCCCATGGAGTAAGTTTAAATCTACTAATGCATTTTTATCATTTTTAATTGTGTAATAATTAGATAAAAATACTTCATCATCAGTTAAGTATTTTTCATATGATGATAAAAAAGTATCTTTATAATTTACATCAGAAGTGAATAACTTAGTGCAAGTATCTGGATTAAATAATCTAAATTTTTTTAAAACACCAGTAATAATTTCTCTACCAATTCTTTTTCCTCTATTGAAAGTACAAATAAAATGTTTGTAATCTATTTCTGGATGAATGTTGTATCCTTCTAACCAACTGTAATTACATTCATCTAACATTTGAATGCTAGTGTGAATATTTAAAGAATTGTAATGTTCTAAATCAGATGTAATTAGATATTCGATAAAAATATCTTTTTCAAATTTTATTTTCTTTAAATAATCTAGTATTGGATTACGAAGATTTGAATCAAACCCATATAAATTATCAAAAATGTATATAGATTCATTCTTATAAAGCATATCTTCCAACTTGCCATTGACTAATTTTTCGTAGTCATTGCAAAAAATAACTTTATGTTTTAATTTATCTATGAGCATATTTTAAAAAAATATGTGGGGATAAAACACCCCCACATAAAATTTCACAAATTTACGCTTGTTGTCTTGCTCTGATTTGTGCTAAGATATCAGCGGTTTTGTCATTCACAGTAGGTGCTGCTGCTTCTTCTGCTGGTGCAGTTGTGGCAGTTGTAGTTTCTGCTTCAAAAGGTGCTGCTTCAGTTACTGGTGCTGGGGTAGCAACAGGAGTAACTGTTTCAGTGGTTTTATTTGAACCTTCTGGTGCATCAACACCCCAAGGACGGTAATAGTTACCCCACTTTTCAACATCATACTGTTCACCATTTACTGAAGCCTCAAACATTTCATAAATTACTTTTTGAGTTTCGGCATCTGGTTTTGGTGGTAAGAAATCGTTTAGATTATTCAAACCATTTTGCTCAATTGCAGCAAGTTCATCTGCTGTTAATGCAGTTTCTTTTCTCGCCCAAGTAGATGTACCATAATCAGCATACATACCTTTTTGAGTTTTTGCAATTCTGAAATCCAAACCGTTTTCATAACTTGTTGGTAAGTCTTCCATCTCTGGATCCATCAAACTTGCTTTGATAGTATTAAAGATTGAAGGACTAATCATAAATTTACGAATAGGGTTTTCTGGTTTATTTTCTTCATTCATTGGATCTTCATGAACGAATCCGTGGAAGATGTATGAACGCTTCTTCCAGTATTTACGACCCATTTCTTCCATTGCTGGATCTTTGAACCAAGTTCTTACTTCATTTAAAACTGAACAAGATTCACCTTCTCCGTACATTTCCATACAAGGTACTTGAACAATTGTATCTTTTGAATCACCACCCTTAACACCCGCAAATGGTAATTTAATCATCGCTCTCTCAACCCAAAAGAATGGATTGTCTTGGTTTCCATCTGGTAGGAATCTTACTGTTGCAGTTGTTCCTTCTTCGATGTTCCAATGAGGATATGTTAAACCACCAGATTGGTTGTTATTGTTAGATGGTTGTTTCTTTGATTCAAGAGCAGCAAGTTTGGCTCTCATTTCGTCTAGTTTAGACATAGATTTTTCTCCTATATAATTACCTATTAAATAACCTAGAACAAATACCGCTCGTCAGTATTTGAACAACATTATTTATGAAAATAATTATATTAGAAAAATTTTTATGTTAAAGGGGGTAAATTACCGAAATGGATGTTTTGGTAAAATATGTTATTTTAAAGAATCCAATATATCGTTATAACCTTGGTCTTTTAAAAAATCTGTAATTGTATCTCTTGCATCTGCATCTGGATTTTCATCTGCTAACTTACCCAATGCATCAAAAAGTTTGTCATCACCAAGAACATCATATAATACTTCAGTGGCATTGGTTGCGTCTATTCCAACTGGTAATTCTGTAGACATTATATCTTTAAGAACTTTTATTTGATCGTCTGTGTCAGGAAAAGCCCAAGTACCTTCTGTTAATGTTTCTGCCCAATCTTCGAATAATAATGCTTCTTTCATATTTCCCCTCTTTGACTCATTCACTTGTTGATTTTCGTTACGATATTCTTGTAAATAACTCGCTAAAACTGGAAGTACATCAGTAATTCTACTATCTGATGAACCTTCTGGTATTAGTAAGTTAGAAATCTGTTCAACGATTCCGTTATCATTGTCTATTTCAGACGGTGTCCAAGACTCAGTATATGATTTATAACCTCTGACTCCAGACATAAGTTTAAGATTTTTCTTTAACTTCTTGTTATAAGAACCACAAGTTTCTAAAATTTTACTGTATGATTCAGATTCATTAATTGGTTTTATTCTTAAAAAATTATTTAATACATTAATACTATTAACTGTTTCAGTTATATGTGCACCAAATATATCGTATGGTGTTCCACCTTCGGCAACATGTCTTGCCATTGCTCTTGCACCACCAATACTTTTGAAAGGAACTTTGAATCTTTCACCCTGTGAGTTTTCAATAAAGATACTTTCTATATTTCTAAATCGTTGATCGGTTTCACCAAGTCTTTTATTATGTCTTACGATAATTTTAGTTTTACCTTTTTGTTTATTGTAACTAGATTTAGAAGTACCATTCCAACCCTCGAATAAACCTTCATTAATTGCAGATAAACCTTTCATAGAATGTTTTAATTTATTGATATTCTTTAAACCAAAACTTAATAAGTTTCTCTTAGCAAACATACGAAGTTGATAAAGTAAGTCATACCAATTATTCTTTGCTTCTCTACTAAGACTATTACCGATATTGTCGCCAAAATAAATTTCAAAGTTCTTTTCATTACCTAAAAGAATTACTACTGTTCCGTAATTGTCATCTTTGTGAGTAAAATCAAAACTAAAAATATCAGCATCACTAACATCTGTGACTGATTTACCAGAACTATCTAATGTTTTTGGATCGTAATCTCTACTGAGTAGTAATTTGAATAATTGTGATGAGGTATTATTTTCCATTAATATTGTTCTATTCATTTCTTGTTCTTATTTATGGTTTTTTCCTATTAAAACAATATGAAAGGCATCGGTTCAATTACCGAATCGTTGTAGTCTTGTATCTGAGAACTTAATTGTGGATGGTAGTTTTGTAGTGTTTGTAACATACGAACAATCAATACTGTAGACATAACTAAATCGTCTGTCATTCCAGGTTTGGCTGCATAACTACTACCTCGTGCCACAAATCCTTTTAACTCTGTAACCAATGCTTTACTATTAATTGTAATCTTGCCTGTTTCTATGAGTGTTTTTAATTTAGCACAAGCACTTAGTTTTGTTTTGTGTGTTGTAGTAAATCCTTTTCTGTAACGCCTACTTGTTCCTGCTTTTTTAGTTTCTGTTAACATCATTCCTGGAATTTGTTCTTCACCAAATTCTGCTAGACTTAATAATGCCGCTTCGCCCAATGTGTTGTTTTCCATTGTAAAATATATACTTTGTGGATCATCAATTTCATCATTGATGTGTGTTGCTATTTCGTACATTATTCTTATTTGTTGCGGGATAGGAGTTTTATTGTGTCTCCATTCTGCTACTTGTATCAGACTATCTGCTTCAAATACTTGAATTGCTGAAGGATCTCCACCTGTTCCCAAACTTGGATCTAATGCTATACAATACATACGTCCTTTTTCCGGCCTTTTATACCAACGTACTTGACCGTGTTTGTATAAGGGTTCTACTCCTTGTAAGTCAAACAGTTTTGAAGCATTAATAAGTGTTTCGTCGTTGATAATAAATTCACACAAGTGTTCTCTTCTAAAACGTTCATCACCAATACGCCCACGTTCATCATCTGCCCACGCCTCATCTCTTTCTGGATGATCACTCCATATACTCAAATATGCATGAAACCCATTTACACCTAACTCTGTTTCATTACCATATTCATCTTCAGTTTTATTTGCACCTTTCCATATGAGGGCAAATTCATCTTCATCCGAGTTGGGAGTAGATGTGATAATAGCACGACCACCTGTTGCTAGTGTGGGTGAAATTGAAGTCCAGAATTCACTGGCAATACTTGGTCTTACGTACGCAAACTCATCACAGTATAGTAATGAGATAGACATACCACGACCAGTTGTTTCAGTAGTTGTTTGTGCTACTATTCTTGACCCATTATCAAATTCTATACTTCCTTTGTTATAACTTGTTACACCGGCACGTATATGATCTGGACACGATTCATATGCATACCTTACACGTTGCATAATCTCTTGAGCACCCGTAAATTTGTGTGCCGCAACCAGTATAGTTGAATCAGGAACAAACATAGCGTACCACAACAAATACCCTGCCGCTGTGGTTGTTTTACCTGTCTGTCTCGACAACATATTAATTGAAAATCTGTAATCATGATATGAATCAATTAATACATCTTGATAAGGATAAGGTTGGTACTTTATCTTTCCACGAGTTGGGTGTTGTATGTAGAAGAAGTTCTTCATAAAAAACTGTGGACCTTTTTTACGGTCGGCTGTTACAGCAAACTCTTTCAGTTGTTTGTCCGTAAATGGTGTTTGTACATGCGGTTTTTTAACTAACGCACTATCGTCTGCTTGGAAACTCATAATATTATTTAGTCTTCTGTTATTTTGACTACTAAATCTGTAGTACCTTTGATGACTCTATGATATGTTTCTTTAGGTATAAAGAATGTGTCCCCACGTTTTATTTCTTTGGGTAGTTGATTATCCATTTGAACTTTCCATCCTTCACCTGTTAACACCTTTACATTACGATCGTTATGATCTCTGTGCCAAACAAGTTCTTCTTCATTTAAATCAAATGAGAATGTTCTAATGATTGTGTTGTTTTGTTGTATTTCAGTGTAAGGTTTCACTTTACCACCAAGTACCGCCACCACTTAGTCCAAGACTTTTAGCATATCTTGGTAAACGACAAGCCCAATATCCTGGTTTTGTTTTATCATTCTTCTGTGGACAATTATGTCTTGCTGCAAAGTTTTTTCTCGCCTCTGGATCTTTTAACTTCACTGCTAAATTCCCACCACCATCTTTTGCACCAAAAGATACTTTTTTAACTGTGTCTCCATCCTTGACATAGACATAAAACTTTTTACTTCCACCTCTTTTAGGTTTGTTTAGTTCTACTTTCTTTCCTTGATACTCTGCTTCAGCCATTGCTGGTTCGTCACAAGTAAGATTGATGTCGAATCCTTTCGATTTAAAAAGTTCTTTCGTTTTTGATAGTTGGTCTGAAATAGTCAATTCATCTGATACAGAATCTAGAATACTAACAACTTCTTCTTTGGGTGCATTTGTACTTATATAACAGTTTTTTGAATCTTCATCATCACTGACTGTAATTTCAACATTACCAAAATAATCTTCTTCTAAGTAAGGAACATCTAACATTACAGTTTGTCCTTCAAAAACAACTGTTTGACCAATGTCTGTTGAAAGTAATTCTAAATCATCTTCTGACAAGTCCATAGACTCAGTCATAGTTTTTACTTTGTTATAAAAGTCTAAAAATGATTCACTACCAGGACGGAATAAACATTCACTAATAGGAACTCCACGAGCAATATGTTCTTCTATTGCTCTATCTACTGTTGTTGGATTGTATGCAAATTCCTCTGCTATCATTACTTGTCGAAAGAATCCATATATCGTTTGACATATTCTCTGATTTCACGTCTATCTAAACCCATTGCTTCCCCAACACTTTGTGCTGCATCAAATGGGTGATGACCACCTTCTACTAATCCCTTGACCATCGTATAAAACTCATCGAAATCATCATCTTCTTCATTTAATTCACTTTCTTCTACACTTTCGTTTTTTTCTTGTTCAGTCTCCATTCCAAGTTTTTTACGAAGTTCTTCAATGCGTGCTTTTATTTCTGGAGAAACATTAAATGGATCTTCGATTGCTTGTTGTAGCAAAAGAATTAATTCGTCACGTAAATCTGCACGATTGATTACTTTAAACTTTTGATCTTCTTTAAATGTAAATTCTTCTGCTTTCATTTTTTAATCCTTAAAGAAACCTATCAATTCATCAATATCTGAGAATTGACTATCATCTTCTTTCATCTTTTTCTTATGTTTATGTCCACAACTTTCCAATGCATCTGGAATGCCATTTCCATTTTTATCGACCCACCAATCACCCGTTGGATCTGTAGCATCATGTTCACAATCGCAGTCTGGGTCTGGGTGATTAAACTCACAACCACAATCCTTGCAAACTTTTCCTTCCATATCATCATTTCTAGAATCACCTTCCATCCATGCATGTAATGTTTTCATTGTTGAATAAACACCACTTAGTTTATTCTGAAACCATTCTGGAAAACTACCATCATCATTGATATTTTTTTTAATTTCTTCTGCTGCATATTTTAGAAACTCTAACTGATCTCCAGCCATTGCCTCTTCTTCTTCACTGGCAGGTTCATCATGATCCTCTTCAGTTACTTCTTGGTATTCGACTTCTTGTGTCGATTCAAAAAGATTCAAATATTTTTTAATGTCTTCTCCCATATTAGATACCTGCTAATTTTTTAAATGAGTCTAATTCTAAACCCTCATTCACATCTTCTTCATCTTCTGCAAAAACTTCTTCGTCTTTTTCTATTTCTTCAGACATTTCTTTGTCTAATGCATCTTCTTCATCTTCGTTAGTTTCATCGTCGATTTTTGGTTTTCTTGGATGCTTAACAATACGTAAACCTTCTTCTACATCATCTTCCATAACACTTTCGTCAATTAGTTTTTGTGCAGTTTCTTTGTCCATTGTTACTTTGTGCATTTCACCACCAAATTCAAACTCTTTTTTACCGTCTACTGCCGCCTGAGCCGCCGCCATATTAAAAGCATTTTCATCTAGTGCATCTTCGTCTACATAGTTTTCATCATCTAGTTCTGCTTGTTCTAACTCTAAATCGAATAATTCTGCCGCTTTGGCTTGTTCTTCATCTGAAAATTCAGATTCTGAGTGATCAGCACCAATAGTTACACTGAAGTCACCAACTTTCTCGACTTTGACACCATCTTCTGTTTTCTCTACATTGAACTCATCAAACTCACGCAAGTATGTTTCTGTTAAATCTTCTTCATCTTCTTTAACAGCCATAGCATTGTCGCCATCTTGTGCTTTGGCATATGCATTTTTCTTTTTGTTTAGTCCACCACTAATTGCATTTACCATTGTGTCAACATCACCTTCTACTTCACTGGCATCGTGAGGTGCGTTCGCTAAATCTTCTTCGACTTCTTCTTCCGCATCATCAAGAGGAATGATTTGGATCATATCAGCCATTGTAGGATCGCTCATTTCGGGTTGTTCTTCAGCCGTTTGATTAATACCGGCCATCTTCAACATACCCAACAGTTCTGCTGCATCTTCGCCATTTGCTGTGATAGTTACACTATCTTGACTATCTGGATTATTATCACTTGTTGTATTAACTGTGATAGTCTCGTTTAGTGCTTCTTCTAGTTTCTTTTCTAAATCACTCATAGTGTTGTCCTCTTTTCTAACTATTTGTTTCATAATGTAGTTTTTAAATGTATCGGCATCTTCTTTATTTTCTGCACCGATATGCCAATTCTTAATATCTTCGACCTCAAGGCCTTCATCTCCCAAATAGGCTACACCATTTTTCCAATTGTATAGTGTCACCGTTTTTCCATTTGGAAGTTCGAACATCCATTCGACATCTATTTTTCCATCTGACATGCCTGGATTATCTTCATCTCTCCAATGTGGTATTCCGATTGCTTTCAATAAATCTTCATATGAAGCATCTATATCACCTTGTAGACTGGTACCACCCACCGATGTCGTTTTCTTTAATTCTTCTTTCATGTCTTCTTTTTCCATAGGTGGTAAATCTAAATTCTTAAACAGTCTGTACTTAGCGTGTGTTGCTCGTCTAAGTCCTTCTGCATCTCTACTAAAAGATTTTACTATTTCTCCTTTAGCATTCTTTAGATGGTGACCTTTGTGATCACTTGTCACAGTGGGGTCACGATCAATTTTCATATTATTTTCTTCCAGTTTCTGGTAAATCTGGTAAATTAACTTTTGTTAATGGACCATCTGTTCCCTGTGGTAAATCATTTGTTGTTTCTGCTTTTGGTGCAACATCATCACTTGCAAATTCATAATCAGTCTTTGCAGCATTTTTGATAACATCTTTTTCATCACCAACAGTTCCATATTCTTTTTTAGCAGTAACAACTGCTTGAACATCTTCTGGTAAATCACTATCAAGAAGAGCCTCATCACCTTCGTCTTTACGGCTTTCCTCATCCATCATACTTTCTTCGAATGCTTTGTTAAGTACAATAACATTACTACCAGCAATACCTGACTGTCTGCAAATCTCTGTAAATGCTTCTGTAGATGCAGGGTAGTTGAAAACAGCATCCATAATATGAACTTCTTTATTTTTTACACCTTCAAATCCCAATGGACTTTCTTGGATAGGAAGTCTTTTTGGTTCACTTAAACTAACCATATCAAATGCTTCGAATCCTCTTTCCATTCTTTCAATTTGTTCTTTGGTTAATTCACCGGCAATCTTAATACGATATTCGTATGTTTGCTTTGACTCAATCAAATATTCATGTAATGATTTCATAGTTTTTTCCTAATTCAGTGTGTTTCTTATGAGTGTATTTATGTTATTTGTCAGATTCTTCAACATCAATAACATCATCACTTTTCGTGAGTTGTTTGAGTAGTTCGTTTCTGTCCATTAACATACCGCCAGAAGAAGTATGTGATTTTTCACCAGAGTCCATATCCAGTTTTGCTTTTTTGAGTTGTAAGTCAATCATCTTAAGTTTTTTATTGACTTTATTGTTCTTTGCACTCATCGCAGTGTTCAACATTCTCTCGGCAACTGCAAATATTTCACTTGAATGACGGGCTTCTACATTCATACCCAATGTCATCAATTCTTGAAAACTATCAACTGCTTGTTGTGCAATTGTATCCATTTCAGCATCACTACTATCCAAATCTCTAACAGCAGTAAGAGCATTCTCAATCTTCTCTAATGTAGTAAGTTCAACAGTAGATGTAATTTCGTTACCATCATATAGTGGTTTGTCAAAATCTATTTTGTCTTGCTCGTCTTTTGGTAAATCGAATAGTTTTTCTAATTTCTTTGTCATTTCTTAAATATTTGCTCTTCGGTAATTACTCTAAATGCAATCTGATTCCGTTTACACCATTTTGCTGCTGCTTCCCATTTGGCGTAATTAATTGCTACAGTTGCTCTTTCTTTACTATTTAACTTCTCCGTAAGAACACTTTGCTTTTTTGGTTTAATCTCTATAAGTTCAGCAACTTTCTTACCAGTTTTGTTTTGATAAATCACTAAAAAGTCTGGAACATAAATGGATTGTTTACCAGTTAATGGGTTTCTATAAGGTATCTTGATTGATTCACTTGCCCATTCAAGTATGTTTCTATTTGTATCACAAAAGTTCATAAACGCAAGTTCCCAAGAACTACGATAAATGATACTTCCTTTACCTACATACTTAGTTGGATTTCTTGGTTGAAAGTGACCTTTTGAGTACTTAAGAGCCATAACATATTAAGTAAGAACATTCCTTGCCACTTTATTATTAGGACTCGTTACATTTTTTACACCTAATAGTGCACTTTGTGATCTGATTTGATTTAAGTAATATGCCATAACTTCATTGACACCTAACTTATCTTGGTCTTTCATAGTTTCCAGTAATGACAAGACTGGAACATCAGTACCATTTGCAACTCTAAATAAATCTAATGCGAATGCTTCAGCAGATTTCTCAGATGATGTAACCTTTCTAAAAAACCCAATAACAATATTGTATTCTTCCGAATTAATACTGACATCTGGGTCTGAATAAAAATTTTCTATATTGAAATTATTTGCCATTATTGTCCTATGTTGAATCCGTTACTGAATACATTTCCAACATTATTCTTAATATCGTTAGTGATTGTTTTAAGTTGTGTAGTATCTATATTATTTGTAAATGTGTTTTTCACATCCGAAAGAACTGGTGCAAATGATTTATTTAAATCTGCAGCAACTGGAGATAAGACCTCAACGGATTTTTTCAGACTATCCGCAGAAGGTATATCACTCTGTAGTGAAGTAATATTTGGAACTACTGATGTGCTCACAGTGTCAGATACTTCAGACAATGCATTTTCTAGAACTGGCATACCACCAGATAATGAATTTTGTATATTTTGAAACACACCATTAAAGTCTCTATTCAATGCATCTATATTCGGTGCAAATGTACTTTTGAGTGAATTTACACTAGATGAAACAAAATCAAAGGTATTGGTTCCGAAACTTGAGAGAGAAGGAATACTATTCGACAACGAAGTATTCAATGAACTAAAGTTAGTACCACCAAACAATGTTGATGTATTTACAATTCCACCGCCAAAACTTCCAAAACTAAAATTAGAACCCAATGAAGGTATGGAGAATGGACTACTATAATTAGAACTCCCACCACCAGAAATAAAGTTTAGACCAGATGCAACCGCAGACGATACTAAATCAGAAGCAACTAGTGATTTTATATTTTGTCCCTTAAGTGCATTTCTCAATGATCCACCAGAACGAATAGCACCCAAAATATTTCCATTTGCCAAATCTTCTAAAATACTATTACCTGTATCAAGAATACCACCTCTACCAAATAAAGATGCCTTAGCACCCATATCAAGTGGACTAGGTCTTGTATCGTAAAGTGCTGAATCACCAAATCCTCTGACTTTACCACCGACTTTACCTCTACCGTATTTGACTGCTTCATAACTAATTGTCATAGTGTGTTCCATTACACCATTACCTTGAGTATAGTCAAAGTTATCGTGATCCCAATCAGTAATGATTGGATTTATTAATGTATAAGAAGTAAAGTTTCCACGGTTTAATCCGTAGATTGTAATATCTTTAAAGAAAGCGGGTTTGTTTTCACCATTAGGACCACTACCATCATAACCCCAACTATGAACTTCTCGGTTGTTGTTGTAAATGTCTCTATTATTGTATGCAGCAGAACCAGTATCACCATAACTATAATTCGGATCATTGTAGTAATAATCATAGTAGTTGTACCACATTGATCTTATTAAATCACTACCATCATCGTGCATAGTAAGAGAAACTGGACGATAGTTTATTTTCTTTTGGATATAACGCTTTCTATTATATTGATTGAGTTCTTCTATTTCGAAATTATATGTTGGTAATTTAGCAGTCTTTACCAACATACCAATACGAGATAAATTATCATTACCTCCTATTGCTTGTGCTAGTTGTGGGATTTCAGCAGTGTTTAGGGTAAAGTAAACATGAAATAGAAATTTGTTCTGCGGAGCAAGTGCATGACCATCAGCACGAAAGGTTTTACTTGCGTGTGTGTAATCACGGAGATAATCTGCTCCGAAAAACCCTTCCTTAAAACCATCCGTAAATTCGTCCCAACTACCTACTTGGTCTTCTAGGGCTTGTTTTAAGAAACTACCAAATCCCATAATGGGTTATCCTATTAAGATACGTTTGTACCTAATGTTCTTCCAACAGAAGCACCAACACCACTATCGAGTGGAGTTTGAACAGCATTATCATAACGAATTGTCATAGCAACTGTTGCTGGGTTAGAGTCTGAATAAGACATATCACCGTAAGTAGCAGTTTGTAAATAACAACCGTAAATTTCCCAAGTTTCTAAAACATTAGGTTCGTTAGCACCATTACCACCATCAAGAACTTCAAGTCTTGTGAGGAATTTGTAATCAGAACCAGATGCAGCACTTGACTGTTCCATAAAGTCTAATTGTTTCTGAAGTTGTTCACCGACTAACTTAGATACTGCACCACTTGCATCATCACGAAGATTTACATTGATGTCTGACCAAGTATGTTTACCAGCAAGACGAACTCTTGAGTTATAGATATCGATATCAATGTTATCGAAATTAACTTCAGGTCTTGTGAAATCAATTACTTGTTTAGTTAGTTCAGTTCTTGGTGTACTTACACCAAAGTTTTCAAATATCGCACGAAAACGATATTTTAATTTAGGCATTAACAAACCTTGACTAGATCCTGACTGATCAGTAGCCAATGGTGTTGTCATCCTAGTCAAAGATGATACTGACATAAATTATCTCCTTAAATAATATCAATCTTATTTATCATTTTAAAAAATTCAAAAAATGACTCATTTTTTAATTGTTTCAATAAAAAAGTATTGTTTTTACTAAATAATATTCGATGTAACTCGAAACTACATCAAAAACCCTTGTAATCAAAGGTTAAAGTAGTCCGAAAAGACTACACAAATAAACTAATTTTAATAAGAGGAGAAACTTATGTTAAAACAAGTAGTAGGTTGGATCAATGAAGCAACCCAAG